CTTCGTTAACATCCACTTTTATCACTCCTTGCTTAATGATCCTCTGCTACTAATCTTATTAATAGTAGGACCATTATTAATTTCTCTCATTTTTCTTCTAAAAAACTTAACTGTTAATTGCCCTTTAGAGAGCATATCAGCCTCTCTATCTTCATTAATACTTTCTATAGTAAGATAACGCCTGTCCGCTAAATCTAGCGGTATTTTAAAGTCAGAAATTAGCTTATCTTCTATATCATCTAGTAATTTGTTTATTTCATTTTTATTATTACTAGTAATATGACACACAAGAGTTTTACTTTCTTTTATCAAAACATTAGTTTCTCTTTCTTTAACCAGACTCTTTACCCTCCATAGAATTGAAGGTACCTTAAAATCCTTTTTCCAAGTATTTAAATATATAATATGATTAGTAATGCTGCTAGTGTATTCTTTCAATGCATCAAGCCAAGGATCAGTGTTTAGTTCATCATCTTCATGCAGTGCTATAACTGTAAATCTTAGACCTCTTGCTATAGCATCCCATTCTTCATCTATAACATCTTGTCCTATTGCTCCACTGAAAATACAAGTGAAAGTTTCATTGGTTCTTGTATCAGTTATCACCTGCATATCTAGAGCTTTAATAACTTTATCAGCTAATAGATCTAAATTCTTAAAAGTGGTTCTCTTTTCATATAGCCATATTTCTATATTTCTCTTAAATCCAACTACTTCTCCATTATTATCATCTGAACCTTGTAAAACAACTGCATAAGGTTTTAATGTATCTTTCGTGGGCACTGTCGGCTCATAACAATCTTTAAGCTCCTGTATACTATCTAGTAACTTTTGTCTTATACCTGCTCTCAATTCTAATCACTCCACCATTCTATAACCGTGTTCCTTATTCTTTCCTTACTATTTAGCATTGTATTTTGTATAGTATGAAAACTCTTCATTCCATTATGCCAATAACTCTTTCCGTTTTTGGTAGTTACTTTAAATGGTTTTTCTTTGGGTCCATAAATACCAGTACCTTCTTCAAGATATTCTCCATATTCAACTCCATGCGAAGTATATATAGTATATTCATTATTTCCGCCTTCTACACCACCATGTATAGCTTGCCTTGCATGTGCTGTCCTATCTTTCCATTGTGCATTTGCTTTTACTTCATCCCTTAAAGTGTTAGCCCAATTGTCACAAAGAGCATCCATTCCAGCTGACTTCCTTTGAACATAATCTATAACTTTAAAGCTCATAAAAAACCTCCTCTAGTTGATTTTTTCAAGGTCTACTTGATATCCACACAATTCGTCTTTTATTATTTGAGGATATGCTGCAGTTATTTTCATACGACCATATATACTATCAAATTCAATAGAGCTTTTTGGGTTAATTTCCAAATCAACTGTACTGTCTGCTAACATACCATATCTTTTAGATTTATATATTGTGCCTATAGTATTTGATGATATTTGAACACCGCTTCTTTGTTGATGATATATCCTAACTATAAGAGTAGATTCTTTTTCTTCTTCATCAAAATATCCTTCCTTTAAAACTTTAACTATCTGTTTAATTTTAATTTCAGTAGGATTAAGGCTGATACTTTTTATAATATCAGCCTTCCTTCTCTCAGCATTAATCATATATTTATCTCCGTATCAAGTCTTAACATAATGCTTCCGATGTCTTTTTTGTTTTCACACCTAGCTTTATATCTGTCTGCATTTTGATAAGCAACTGATACTAAATCTTTTATATTAGCACTTTTATAACTCTCTTCACCAGTTTTATATTCAGTTATTTCTCCTACTGAATTTTCATACATAGTAGCTTTTAATAACCAACCTTGGCCGGCAGCACAATAAATACAATCTGCTTCACTTATTAACATTTCTATTTCATCATCTGTTAAAAACTTTTTATCTTTATCATTCAATAATAATCTTAATTTAATTCTTAAATTTTCTGTAGGCGTCATACTTCCACCACCTTATATAGAATAGCAATCACTATTTTAAACTTATTTCTTGAACATTTTCATCTATCGCCGCATAAACTCCTCTATAAGCATATCCTACTATTTGCTCTTCAACTAATCTAGAAAGATCTCCGGAAGCCGCTTCAATTTCAAGGTCTTTCTTTAATAATTCCTTAAAACCTCTTCTTGGTCTTATTAAATAAGCTTTTCCTTGTTCTACTCCTGGATATGAATAATCTTTCTTTCCTACTGTTATTTCCCATCCATCATAATAGATTATAGAATTTATTCCACTAACTGCTGGGTAAGTAGTTCCATTAATTTGGTATCCACCTTTAAGAGCCATTTCTATATTATCCTTGTCCATACTTGAAGCTAATAATATTGTTCCTGGTCTTTTCTTAGTTCTACTATCACTTAATGCTTTGTTAAATGTTTTGTAGTATCTTACCCAAACATCATCATCTGCAATTCCCTGGTAAGATGTTTTATTATCAGCTTTATAAGTAGCCTTTAGTATTGGAGATAAATACATATGATTAAGTAAGGCATTGTATGCTTCTCCCATAGCCTTATTTAAAAGCTCCACCGAGAAGCTATCATTAAAGTCTTTCATTTCCTTTGTATATTCAAATCCTGCTGTATAAGTCATGATTCTAGCAACTGGACCATGTTCTGCTTGTAGAGAACCAAATTTAATTTCTTGGCCTTCCATATGTTCAGAAAATATAACTGTTCCATATAAAGCCCACTTAGCATCAATAACTTTAGGCATATTGGGATCAGATAATAACTCATATATAGGCTTATAAAGTAAAGGCACTTGTTCTCTTCCGAGCTCTACATCAAGAACTACCTTTCTTACTAAATCTTTGTATTGTGCTAAACTTCCACTTCTAAGCATTTCACCTATGGGTTTAGTAAGCTCAAAAGTCTCCATTTCTCCATTAACTATTTTCTTATCCACTTCAAGCTCTTGCCCATTTAGTATAAACGGAACTTTAGCTTCAATAGTTTGATTTCGTCTATTATTTTTTAACATTTCTACACTATAAATTTTAACTGACATAATTTATCACTCCTCTAAATTTTCTAAACTTGTGGTCCTAATATAAACCAGATTACATTATTGGTGTCTTTAGCAACAGTAACTCTCCCTACTTTTCTATTTGTTCCTTCTGTCTCTGTTAACTTTTTAAGTGTCTCATCATAGTAAATTGCTGTGCCTACCGCAAAAACTTCTTCTGTATTTATTTGTTCTGTTTCATATTCAGCTTGCTCAATACTTAAAATTATATCTTCACCAGCTTTTGCCGATTGAACTGCCATTCCGAAAAAGCCACCTATTAAATAAAACTTACCTTCTTCTGCTACTTCATTGGCTATAACTCTGACTGATTTACCATCACTTATCTTGCAACCTGCAATAGTTTCTAATGTGGTTGGTATTGGTTGTCCTTTAAATGCCATTATCCATTCCTCCTCTTATTAAATACTTGATCTTTTTACCTTTAATGTAGATGCTGTTTTATCTCCACTATTTGGAGTTGCAGTTCCTGCCGGAGCATCAACATGATTACTAGAAATTAAATTCTTTATAAAATCATCTGCCAGTATAGTATCTATTTCTCCAGCTATAACTTCCTTAGTAGCACCTTCTTTCACTTTAAGCATTTTCTTAACTAAGCCTTGAGCCATTTCTCCAACTACTTTTTCATTAATTACCTCATCAATTGTTTTGTCAAATTTATCTTTCTTGCTATTCTCTATAGCTTCACCTGCTTTTTTAGCAACTTCTAATATGTCCATTTCACCGCTAACATTTAAAACTTCTTTTACTTTAGTTAGGGTATCTTGTGCTTCGACTGCTGCCTTAACCTCTTCCATTTCTCCAGCTATTTTATCTGTTGTAAGCCCCATTTCTCCTAATACTTGTGAATATGTTATTTCTCCTGTTTGTAGTAAACCTTTAAGATTTTTCATTGTTTCTGCAAAATTCATACTTTCATTTCCTCCTTGATTCATTTCTCCTGTAGTTACAGGCTCGTATATTCTTTTCTCTGCAACTTCTGTCTTATCTCCTAGAGCAACCTGATTATCATTTATAGTAAATGGAATACTATACAGCTTAGTAGGTAAATTCTGTTGCTCGTACTCAACTATAACTGTACTATCATCATATCTAATGCTTCTTACCCAAACATAACTTCCATTACCATTAGCATTAAAATGAACTTTAGCTGCTTCTCTTAGATCCTCCTTAAGCTTTTCAAATGTGCCATCTAGTTGTTCACCTCCTACATCTTCCTTAAAATCCTCCATTTCCATACCTACTATTTTTGTAGGCATTCCTGGTCTATGCAAAGGTGTCCAATCTATAGACAATGGATTATATCCTACTACGTCCATCTCCCCTTTAGCTCCTTTTTTAAGTTTAGGATAGCCAAATATGCTTACTTCTTTTATCCTACCTGTTCTTAGCCATCTTTTTAGATTAGTTGCATCTGCATCGACCAATCCTCTAAAATAAGCTTTATTATCTTTCATTTCAGCTCCTATCCAGTGTGTAGCTGGTGGAACAAACTCTGTGCTTATATTCTCTGCCTTTTGGTGTCCTAAGAAACCATTGAGAGTATTTTCATTAGTATAATCTACAATATCTTTTAAACTTTTAGCAGTATAGTTCCAACCTCTTTTACTTTTGGTTGCTGGTATTTCTACAACTACTTCTAAAGGATCACTATCGATTGCTTTCATAGCATCTAAATCTACTCCTTGTGCTAACGGAATATCACTTGGTTTTATTGGAGATATAACAGCGCTTACAGAATCAATTTCTCCATAAGTTTCCGACATTTTACCTACTGCTTTATTAATATACATTTTTACTTCACCACCTTTTATCTAGTTAAATCTGAAAGCATCATTAAACCTAATTCAACTTACTTTCGGAAAAAATAAAAAGCCTTAATTAAAGACTTTTCATAACATTAATTCGCTTAATTGTTCATATTATTCATTTTTTTATAAACATCTTGGTACCAGTTTTCAATACTAGGTTCACTTTGTGGATCAGCATCCCATCTTTTTAGCCGTTGAACAAAATCTTCTGGCCTTTCATTTACAGTAGTAACTATACATAGACAGCAAGGATGAAATGGGTATAATGGCGCTTCATCTGTAGGGTAAACTCCTATGCCTAAACCATGCTTATCTGTACCAGTAATATCATCACATATATCTGGTTTGGGATGTGAAGCTGAGAGTATATACTTAATTCCACTACAGCTTGGACTAATTTTTGCTGCTGATAAAGTTGCTTCTCCATAGGCTGCTGTCATTTCAATTCTTGCAAGCCTCAATGCTTCATAACTTACATTGCCTGGTACTCTGTTTCCTATTCTAGTCATCATGTTTGGATACTCTGATGCTAGTGTTTTCTTCCCTTTCAATACATACTCTTCTAATGCTCTTGCAGTTTTAACACAATCTTGACCTTCAGCTACTGCTGATTGAATTATATCCGTCATATTTTTCCTATATTTTTGAGATTTAGACCATATTCGTTCTGAAAGATATAGCCCATTTTCAGTTCGGCTCCATATAGCTTCTACTGCTTTTTCATTTACTCTAAAGTATATTTTCTTTATATTAGATGTAGTTATTTTATTTATTCCAGCCTTCTCTATAACATCTATTGTAATTGCTTTAGAATATCCTACAGCAACTTCTATGTTTTCTTTTGTATGTTTTTCAAAGTTAATGGTAAGTTGACCATTTAATCTATCTTCAACTTCTTTTAAAGAGTTATCTATTTGTTGTAACCTTTTTTTATTTATGGGAGAAAGTCCTCCTTTTTTCAATTCATTAGATATATTTTTAGTAAGCTTTATATATAGCTCTCTAATTTCTAAATCTTGTTGTAATCTTAAGTATATGAATTTTTTTCTAGCTTGCAATGCCCATGTTTTATAGTCTCCTGCTATTGATTTTAATTCATCTATTTCTTTACTCATCTTTATCGACCTTACTTATTTCGTCTTCTATATCTTTTTTCTCATCTTCCAATCCTCCAGCATCATCAAGCCTATATCTTAACAACTTAGTCTTTATTATTTTTTCTCTTTCTCCCACGATCTCTGGATCATCACTTATGTAGTTGCTCATTGTATCAATATACTTAGATAAAAAATTTACTGCCGCTTCTTCACTAATAAAGTTACCAGTCAAAGCTTTATCTATGGCATTACATACTTTTTCAAGTGTCTCCGCAAGATCTTTATCATCTTTAGAATTAACTTCATCCCATCCCAAAGTAACACTATAAGAAGTAAAATTAACTCCTACAGATTTAGCTGACATAATTAAAACCATTCTAGCTAGTGTTTGCCACTGTTCTGTAAACTGTTCTCTTTTACGCCTTATTTTATTAACCATTATTGGCATTTGTTCTTTTACACTAGCTAATGCACTTGGAGTATGGACTCCAAATATAAATTCTGGTGTTTCTGATACATCCACTATACAGTAGAACAAAAGTTTTAATAATATCTGAGCATCTCCTGTAGCACTATTAACTTCTATAAAAGAAGCATCTTCTCCATCAGTTAAAAATAATATTTCATGGCCATCAAGATTTACTTTACCTCCATCTTTTGCAAATTTAACCGGATCCTCTACGCCAAAGTTATTTCTTAGAAACCCTGCTACATCTTTAAGCTTTATTTTAAGCTTAGGTGTACTATGCATTTTACTTCCTTTAAGAGCATGCATCATAACATCATGGTAAGCTTTCAAAAGTGGCTCTATTGGCTCTATATCAGATTGTCCAAACTTCATAGTTTCATCAGGTTCGTTCTTAAAATGTACTATAGGAATAAATCCCCATAGATTAGGCGTTTCACCTTGTTCCATTCCTTCTGGAATATCTCCTTCAACTTCTATTATTCTATTTTCTGCAGTTATAACTTGTTTGATTTTAGCCTTCTTTTTATTTCCTTCTAAATCTGTCCATTCCTGCTCACTCTTTAAAACATACGCTATAGGTTCTTTAGTTGTTGAATCTAGAATTATATCCTCTACTTCTTCAGGAGGAATTATATTATATATTAACATTACTGGTTTATCTGGGTATAAAGGATTTGCTTTTTCTTCTCTAGTAATCCATATATAGCAGTCTCCAAGTTTTAAAGCATTGCTATGAGTTCTCAACATTTTTGAAGTATTATCCAGTATAAAATCATCTACTATAGGTTGTGCATTTTCATCTTCTGTAGTAAAATGTGGTACTCCCATAAAACCCACTGTGCTATTTATAATAGGTTTTACAAATGCGGTTCCTAATTTATATTCATCTTTTGTATTATTATAAAGATCTCTGGCAATTTCATAATTAACTTTACTTGAATTTAAAGAATAAACTCCACCATAGGAACCACCTTCTGCTCTCATCATTTCTCCATTAGGTTTCTTTTTAAATAAATTGCTAATAAAAGATTTTACCCCCATACTCTCCCTCCTTTCAGTAAAGATAAATCCGCAATTCCATTTTCAGCAAATGAATATATAACAGCATCTGCTAAATCAGGAGATTCTCCTATTCTCTTTTTCATTTCTTCTTTCTTCTCAAGATCTATTCTTCCCTTAGAATCTATCCTAAACTTTCTGTTGGACAACTGTTTAATAAGCTTATCATTATTAGGTAACTCTATTGTTGGCTCTTTGCCTTGCACAAAGTTAGTAAAGTTTTCCTCCAACATATCTCTCATATTTCCCCACATCTCAGCTGACTTATCGGCATAATGTTCTCCATCATTAGCCTTAGCTCCATTCTTAATCGGTATTACTTCATAACCCAGTCTTTCTTGTCTTATAACCTCATTTAGCCTATCAGTTACTCCACCACCAAGACCATCATCATCAACTCTAATTTTAACTTTGTTAATATGCCTATACTCATTCTTAAATTTATCTGTAACTCTCAATATATTGCCCGTAGTCTCCATAGTATCCTTTTTAGAGTATGTCAATAAATCAAATACCTTATTGCCTATCCTAGGGGCTATGACTGATTCATCATTACCAAACCTAGCTATATCAGCACCTATATGAAGAATAAAGTTATTATAGATATTATTAATCTTTGTTATTGTGGCTGTTTCTGCATATTCAAGACTAATCAGAGAATCACTTTCTCCCTTTGGAAACTCTCCTTCAACTCTGACTCTCCAAACATCAGAGCCTTCATGATATTTTCTCCTTAACATTTCTATATTATCTTTACTTGTTCTAGGACTATCTAGTGAAGATACTTTAAAGGTTTTATATAAGTCTCTATCCCTGTTATGACTATCATAAAAAGTTCCAGATGTTCTTGTTGGGTTCCCACACATAAGCAACTTATTTTCATATCCAGTTAATGTTCCTAATATAGCTTCCATAATAGGATCAGCTACACCAGAAGCTTCATCAACTACAAATAACATATAATCCTCATGGAAACCTTGCATATTTTTAGGTCTAGTAGCTGTTTTAGCAGTAGCCCACCAACGTTCGACATGACCTTTCATATAGATTTTAGTTTTAGTCCATTCAAGTAGATTTTCTATCTTACTGCTAGCTAACCACTTTGATATTTCAGCCCATAGTACATCATAAAGCTGCTGTCTGGTCGGCGCTGTTGCAATAACCTTAGGAAATGGCCTAGTACATAAATACCAAGTAACAACTATACTTTCTAAACCAGTCTTTCCTACACCTTGACCTGAACGCACGCTTACCTTAGGATTTCCCGCTAAAGCCATTAATACATCTTCTTGCCACTTATCCGCATGAAAATTCATCATATCCTCTGCAAACCATACTGGATTATCCCAATAGTTATCTAATAAAGTTAATAGCGATTTATCCATTTTTATCACATCTCTTTGCTGCTATTTCTTGTATTGCCTCTGCCCATAACTTAGCTTCATTACCTTTGCTATCACCTCTAGAATTTTCTATGTCAAGTTGAGTTTTTGCATTTTGAAGTCTCTTGTATTCCAAGTCAAGTTTTGTTTTCTCTTCATCAGATAATAGATTGCAATGTTTAGTAAGAAAATCTAATGCTTTCATTTTATCAGCCAGTTTTATTTTTATACCGTCTCGACCTTCACTCACTTCCGTTATTAATCTTCCATCAACTTTCTTGCTTTCTCCTAGTCTTAGATAATTATATATTTCAGTTTTTATCTTTCCTTCTTCATCTAATTTAGGGTGGCCGTCTTTATCATATTGGATTCTTTCATCATATCCAAACTCAATATAATCAGTTATATCAGCAAAGGCAATGTCTATATATTGTTGTAACAATCCTCTTTTAAGAACCTCTTTAGTTATTGTTATTTCTGTTAATTGGTCAATCATAGCCTTTATACTGGTATTTACCATAAGTTTAGACGCATTAGAGTTAGCTGTAGCATAACCACAATTATATGCCTTCTGATACGCCTTAGTTTGGTTAAAGCACTTACTATAATAAATACAGAAAAGCTTTTGTTGCTCAGTTAATTCACCATTCTCCATGACTTCTTTAATTTCATCTGCAATGACTTGTTTTTTTGTACTTTTTTTATTGTCATTCTTATTTGTTGTACAACGTTTCTTTTTTTGTTGTACAACATTAGAATTGTTATCCCATTTATCTCTTTGCTTCCATACTGCAATCTTTTTCTCATCTTCATTTAGTTTATTAGCGATCTCTCTATTGGTTATATCACCTTTATGCTCTTTATATATTTCAAAGCCTTTATCTCTGTTTGGACTTCTTTGCCTAGCCATATATCATTGTCACCTCACCTCATTTCCTTTTCTCACTGTTTTTAAAACATTCTTTTACTCCTTCATAAGGGTAATAGTATGTATTTATTGTTTCGCATTTATTTTTTTCTCTGCAGAATATACATTCTTGAGGAGACTTAGCACACTGCACTATTCCTTTATTAAATTTTATATTTAGTTTTAGTTTCTTCATATTGTTCATGTGTAAATCTCCTTTCTATTTAAATTTAAAATTTAAGCTATTTTATTACATAAAAAAAGAACCCTATTTCTAGAGTTCTTATAATTTCATCATTTCTTCATATTCTTTAGTTTTAATTTCATACATTATCCAATATATAGTTAAATCAATTAATCGTTTTAAATCGTCTATATCTTTATCTTTCCACTTTTGTACATAATGTGTAGCATCATTGCCTAACCATGTTGCACCTTTAGCCATTTTCTGAATCTTAGGATTATCAACCATATCACCGATGCATTTTCCAAGCATTTCTTTTTCTACGTAATCTTTCTTTTCTGGATTATTATATATTATATAATCTTTTATAAGATATTCTATTGATTTACGATATCCCATACCTGCTATTTGATCTAATTTATATGTTTCAGCTATTTGAGATTGGCTATATGTAAGTATAAACTTTTCTGAAATATTACTAATTTCTTTATCAAATGTTTTAATTGTTGGTTTCTTTGGAAAAACATCATCCAATATATATCTTTCATACCTATTCCCGTTATTATCTTCCTCTGCTATTGAGATATATTTCAATATGAATATTTCATTACAACTAGGGCATTCCAGTATAGAAATCACTCTATCTCTTGTGGATATTTCTCCATGCATTTTAGGTAGCATATCTATTCCACACATCGGACATTGTTTTATTTTATCTGCTTCATTATATCTGCAATAATCTGCATAACTTTCAAGATTACCAGCCATATCTTCTAATAATATAAATTCACTCATGTTATCCCCCCCTATTTATATACTATATTATACATACCTCCCTATATTATTACAATCAAAACTAGTAATGACTATATAATCTCTTTGCGTATAGATTCTATAGCCCTAGCAAAAAGTATTCTTATTTATACCAACTTATTAAATAACGCTTCAAAAATATTCTCAATAATATTGACTACAATACTATTCCCGGCCATTTTATACATCCTACTATCTGACTTATCTTTATTTCCATAAAATCTTTCTTCCAATGCACTTCTAACATTCCAATAATCTTTATTATCGAATCCTGTTAATCTCCAACATTCTAGTGGAGTCAATTTTCTAATTCTGCATTGAACTATTTTAGGAATACTATCAGATCCAGTAGTTATTGTAGGACTAACTCCTAGATCTGAAAATACTCTTTTATTCATATCTAACATATTCGGATTATCAATTTCTCCGACTTTTAAAAGTCCAAATTTACTTGGCTCTTTAAAATCTACAATTTTTCTATTTATGTTGTTTATAAATTTTTTAATATGAATATTTTCTTTACAATAATATTTTTCATCTATATTTTTTTCTGTAACTTCACTTAGTGGTATATGAATATTCATTGACTCTGGAAACTCAAACTTACCACTATCTATATCTTTTCTTATGCTAACTATAAATACCCTTTCTCTAGATTGTGAGGCTCTATAATCTTTACTATTAAGTATCTTCCAATATGAGTTATATCCCATATCATCTAATTCCCGAAGCATATTATTAAAATCATTAATAAACATCTTACTTGTGAGATTCCTAACATTTTCTGCTATTGCATATTTAGGTTTCTTAGTTTCTATAATCTTAAGTGCTTCAAATAGTAAACCACTTCTAGTTTCTCCCTTAATAATTCCTCTTTTCTTACCAGCTAAACTAATATCTTGACATGGAAATCCATATGTAAGTAAATCAAAATCTTTTAACTTTTCTACATCTACTTTTGATATATCGCCTAAATTCAGACTCTCATCTACTTTATGCAAAATACTATATGTATAACTAGCAAATTTATCAATCTCACAATAGTTTACTAATTCGTAATTAATCTTTAAATTTTCTAATGCCTTTTCAAAGGCACCTATTCCACTAAATAAACTTAATAATTTTATCATATTACACATCCTTAAATTTAATATTAAAATTTAAGCTTTCTTAGAAATATCTTTAAATGTAGTTTTTCTTAAAATTTAATAAGCATTATAAATTGAAACACCTTCTTTCATATTTAGTTTTAAATATAATAAAAGACACTTATATTTCTATAAATGTCTTATGTATCAAATATTTATGTATATCACCATTACTTAATATTTCTTATTTATTATTATAATCTTTATCTTTACATTGTTTTTATTTAAAAATTCTCATTTTCTTATCAATATTTTTATATAAAACACATCATTAATTGTTTAAGCCAAATTATTTATATCTAAAAGTTCTTTAACTTTTAATATCTTATTTTCTGCTCTTAAATGCTCATTAATGTTAAATTGATCTTCAATATAATTAATTCCCTTTATCGATATAATAAATTCATTTTCAGTAATCTTTATAATTGATTTTTCATTTTCTAATTTAACTAGTCCATTGTTAAACTTCTGTTTACTTATTTCAAAATTTTCGTATAATTTTTCGGGGTTCCAAAATAGATGTTTACTATAAAACTTACTATACATATCTAATAAAATTTTATCTCTATTTTTAATTTTACCAATATTATTTTCCTCGATATCATCAATAACATCTAGATATAATTTACTTAATCTATAATTGTTCATTATGTATATAATCACTAAACCAATAATTACAATAATTACAACTATAAAAAATAATATTGAATTCTTTCCATCTTCACTCACTTTCTTCGCAATTTCATTTGTGATTATTTGATTAGGATAATCTTTATTTATGATATAATATTCGACAGAAGCTGATATCATATCTTTAATTAAATTATAGGCCAATGTTAATACTAAAGTTAATCCTGCTATTCTGTCACTATCTGCTATGATATCTTTTAATTCATATTTTATTTTTGCTCTTTCTTCTTTAGATTTTACGCCTAAATATGTTGTTTTCATATCAGTATATACATCACTAACATTTTTATATTTATTACGCCGCCTCTTATACTTTTTTATATGATAAGTATTTATTCCGAACATATTTCCCCTCCTTATTTATATATTATATATCAAAAAACACCTTTATTTCTATAAATTTCTTTTATTCTATTTAATTAAAGATATAAAAATTGCAATATTTTGAATCAAATCTTCCCTTTTTCTATATGCTGTAGCAAGAGCCATATTAAGTTCAATAGCTATATAAGAAACGCTTTTACATTTTTCATATTTATACTCTATAAACTTTTTATCTTCTTCACTAAGCATTTCAATATTAATCTCCGTACTTTTTATATAGCTTTCTCTCTCCCTTATCTTAACTTTAAGTTTATGCATATTCTTTATCTTATTGCATTGCTCTTTTTCAAGTTTTGTAACTTCTCTTTCCATTTCACTTTCTATATAGCTTGTACCAGTTGTACTTGTTTGCACTCTTTCCGATATTCCTGAACCATTCTGGTATGGATCTACATGAATATATTTATGCACATTCCTAATACTATTATCGATATCCTTTATTTGCTTTTCTATGAATTCTACTCTTCTTATTAAATTGTATATTTCTTTTTTATATTTAAAATATCTATATAATCTACCTTCTGTTTTCTTAAATAACTCTTTATCCATACTTTCGCCCTCCTTAAATATATTGATAATCCTTTTAAAATCAAATATAATTAATATAGCGTTGGGGAGCGAAAGCTCTCTTTTTTATTTATTTTTAATTACTTTGGTTCTGTTCCTTTTGATACATTTTCCAATAATTCTTTGTCATCTATTCCAAAAGTTTCACAATAAGTTTTCATTCCTTCATAAATAAAATATTGTTTCTCATTAGCATTTGTAAGCTTACTTGCTTCTTCTAATAAATCAAATATTGTATCTAATGCATTTTTAAATGGATCTGTTTCAAAGTCTTCTTCATCCATTTCCATAGGTATGTTTTTAATCTTTTTCTTTAAGCTTTTCACCTCTTGTAATAATACATCTAATTCCTTATAAGGCATTGTTATTGTTGCATTTTCTAACATCTTACTTCATCCTTTCCCTTTATGAAATTTCCTTATTCTCTTTAATTAATTCATCAAGTGCCATTACTACATAA